ATGCAGTTGACCCATACCGTTTTGCAACCGAGTTCCCGGAATCGCTGCGCATGGTGAAGGAACTCAGAATTGCAGAAGCTGACCACCACTGAACCAGGCAGCGAAGGTACGGTGTCCAGCTTGTCCGGCGCGACCAAGTGGGTTCGACAATTGATCGCGTCGACCCTTTCACGCAAGACAGCGCTGCAAGACCAAGTCGGAATCAGCTCGACTTCGACGCCAAATCTTCGCCATAGCTTGATCGTGTGCCAAAGCTCCGTGCATGCTCCACCTAGCTCTCCTGGATAACCGATCACAAAAACTCGCATTGATTCGCACTCCTGCTTAGATGTCTGCACTTACCGGCTTGCTTCCGGACCCAGAACCGCCAGATCCGCTCGAGCTGCTGCTCGATCCTCCGGACGATTCGCTTGAAGATGCCGAACCACTACTCGACGGCAACGACGATGACGAACCTGAGGGTCCGCTGCTGCCGCTACTTGAAGCCGATGAGCTCGACGGTTCAGACGAACTGGAGACCGAACTGCTTGGTGGTATCGATGAGGATGGCATCGACGACGATGGTCCCGAAGATGAACTAGACGACGAACCGCTGCTGCTCCAACTTGAAGAGCTCGAGGATGACCCGCTCGACGAACTGCTGACGCTTGATGAACTCGAACAGCGATCGCAGCAACAGCATCCAGCCTGGTGACTAAAGACCCAAGGCCCTTCGTAGCGCGTGAGCGTCGTGCCCGACAGGCAAATCGAAACAGCCCGCGTGTAGACGTTGAGCTTTCCGCTTTCGCAGCGAACATCCGTTTCGTAGATGATCACGCAACTTTGCGGGCCGCTGCTGGACGGTCCCGACGAGCTCCCCAAGGAACTACTGCCCGACGAACTGCTCCCAGACGACGAGCTGGACGAGCCTGAAGAACTCGATGATCCGCTGCTTGACGACGATGATCCAGACGAACTGCCGCTCGAAGATGACGATCCCGAACTCGAGGACGAGCCGCTTGATGATGAGGAACCCGATGATCCGGACGAAGAGGAAGGCGGCGGCTCGCAGCATCCTTCGCCGAGCGCCAACACCTCCCACTTGCAGCTGTCGGCATAGTGCTTGGCGACGCCGTATGTTCCCGATGGAACGGAATCTGATTTATCACAGTCGCAGCCGCTCCCAGACCCTGCCGCCTTGCAGATATCTGGGCAGACGACGCCGACGGAGTCGTAGACCGTGAATGTCAGAGAGACGGGACACCACTTGCCGGACTGGTACAGCACAAGTTGAGCCGTCGCGGAACCGCAGCGGGCCAGGGGCGAGAGCAATTTGAACCGCCAGTGGTCTTCATACGGCGCGAGCACCTGCCAGCGACATTCGTGCTCATTCCAAACGCACCAAACCCAGTCGCCGCAGCCGAACTTCACGGGTGCAAGCCCGGTCGCCTTGTGCAAGGAAATCACCGCCGCGCGCTCAGCGGGCGGATAGCCGACGGCGTGCCAGACCGTTTCGGTCGGTTCGCTGGTGTCCGCCGCATAGCTCAAGCTGGATTGGAAGTAGAAGACGGGCCGGCAGCCGCTCATCTTCATCCAGCCGTCGGGCTCGGGCGATACCGAAGCTTGCCAGGTTCCCGACAACTGAAAGATTGCAAAACGCGGCCGATCACTGAGCCGCACAACCGCCCACTTCACGCCCAGGCCTGATTCCTTCCAGAGAATGCGAGTCAGACCGTAAGGCGAACTGCGAAGGAAGCCCGTCTCGTCGGGCACGATCTCGGCGAAGGGATCGGTTTCGCGAATCACATTCACGCGCACCGGCACGACGCCGGCGACGATGCCACGCCCAATGCCGCCCGCCTTCAAAGGATCGAGCAGGATGGCGAACCGCTCGCACTTTGCCGGATCAACTGCCTTGACTCCGTCGAGGTTGACTCGGTTCTTGAACTCTTGCAGATTGTCCGACGGGGTGACAATCGGTGAGCGGAGCGCCAACACGCTGTAGCGGTCTTGATCGATGCCCGTTTGGTTGCGAACCTTGATGATGCCGGTCTGGCGGAACTCGTCGCCCGGCTCCTGTTCAATGTCGTGCCGACGCGCACGTTCAGCGCGGACCGCATCCAGGAATGCGTTGTAGGTCTCGGCGGGAATTTTTAACTGTTCCCCGCTTTGGACTTTCCGGAGATTATCACCCATCGCGCTCTCCGGACGTATTCCAACGGATAACGAAAAACCGCTGGCCCGCCTTCACTTTTTTCAAGGCGTCGCCCATCGGTCAGGTTCCTATCCCGAGGCCGGCGAAGTTTCCCTCGTCGTAGACCTTCTCGACGTAGGCCGCGATTGGTTGCTTCACCAGCACATGCTGGTCTTCCGCATCCGAATAGCGGACCCACAGATATTCCCACCCCCGCTTGGCGATCCCGGTGATCGGGCCAACCGTCAGCCCCGTGACATTGGGGCTGGCCGCAAAGCGGAACGCGATTTCCCAATCCTCTTCGCCCCGCTGCGAGCCCGAAGCACCCAGGAATAACACTTCACCGGGAGCGAAGCCCTTGAACGCGCTGGCGTTGACCTTGCCCGTGAGCGCGAAGAGCGTGGCCTTGTACGCGCCGGTGACCAAGGCGATGGGGATGTAGTGCGTTTCGGTAAAGTTGTAGATCGGGACCGTAATGTCGGTCCCTTCGACGCTGTCGGTGGTAACTCCGATGGCTCCCTGGAAGTTGGGAGCGACCTTTGTAGGCGGGGCGTAGCTGCCGATCGTCGCGAGCGACTGGGTGATGTGCGTGGTTCCGCCGCCCGTGTCGAACGAGAACGACGAGTCGCCGGTATCCTTGGGCTCCTTCTTGCCGTAGCGAACCGAAACCTCCCACACGCCGCCGCCCTGGTGGCCGATGTGATAGGTCTGGAACACGAGGCCCAGGTAAATGGCGGGAATCGTCGCCTCGACCAGCGCCCGCACGGCCAGATCGTCCTCGGTGCCTTCCACCATATAAATAAGGTCAACGGACGGGCTTTCGACCCCTTCGGTCGCCTCGCGGCTGTCGTAGCGTTCGATGATCGTGGCCAATGAAGCGTCTCCTTACGCGAACACCAGTCCGCCATGTTGAGCCTCCTGCACGAGCCGCTTGGTGTTGGCGGCGACCTGCTCACTCGCCTTGGCCGTCCGCTCGCTTAGGGAGTCGGCCCCGAGGTTGGCGGCGGCCAGCGGGTTGAACGTACCGACGACATCGACCTTGCGCTGGGTGGTGTCGATCAGTTTGTCGAGGCCGGAAAGGTCGGTTTCGGCCTGCTTGACCCGATCCGGGCCGCCGGTCTCCGCGGCTGCGCGCTTGTCGGCGGCTTCCGCCAGGGCGTCCTCCCATTCCTTCCGCGCCGCCGCCAGCGCGTCTTCGGATTCCTTGAGGTCCGCGTCGAACTGGCGCTGGCGTTCGGCGTGGGCCCGCTGGCGATCCTCCTCGAGCACGTCGAGCGTTCCCGTTCGCTGCTGCTCGATCTCCGATTGCCGCCGTTGCCGATCGCCTTCGATGCCGGCGAGTTGCTGATTCGTCTCCCGCTGGCGTGATTGCTGTTCGCGCTGAAAGTCTTCGTTCAGCGTGGCGAGGGTGGCGTCGACATCGACGGAATCGTCGAGCAGCCCCATCAAATGCACGATGCCCTTGGCGATGAAGTTCTGCGCGCCCTTCCAGGCCGACACCGCCCCGCTCGAAAACACCGTCCAGGCCGTCGACATGGCGGCGACGGTCTCCGTCCAAATCGACTGCAGGCCGGCCCAGGCGTTGGTCATGATCCGCGACAGTCCAAACACCGACTCGGTCCACACCGAGAGAAAGAACTCTTTGAAGGCGACCCATTTCTCCTGGAGCCAGTTGACGCCTTTCTGCCATTCCATCTTGAGCGTCAGCCACAGAACTTTCGCGGCCAGGCCAATGTCGCCCGCCGCCAGCGCATCCGAAATCCCTTGGAACGCGGCCAGCGCATCGTTCTTGAGATCGGTGAACACGCTGGCCAGCCAATTGAGCGATTGCTCACCGACGCCCGTCACGTAGAGCAGGTAGCCCGCCAGCGCCACGACGCCGGCGATGACGAGGCCAATGGGCGAAACAATCGCGGCGATGATGGAACCGAGTGTCGCGATAGCCGCCCCGATTCCAGTAGCAACAGTGGCAATCGCACCCAGAGCCGCGCCGACCCCAGAAATCGCCGTGCCCAAGACGACGAGCGCGGCACCGGCAGCCACGGCGCCTGCTGCGATCTTGAAGATCCACACCACCAGATCCTTGTTCTCTTTGATCCAGTTGGTGACGCTTACCACGACTCGCGTGAATCCTTCCGTTGCTTCCGTCAGCAATGGGGCCAGCGCCGAACCGATGGTGAATACGGTCTTCTTCAGCACCTTCCAGAGCACGTCGAGCGTGTCGCCAAAAGCTTCGGCGGCCTGGGCGTCGTCGGTCGACATAGTCAGGCCCAGGTCGCGAGCCTGCTGCTGGAGTTCCTCGATCCCACGCGCGCCATTGGCGAACAGAGGGAGCAGCTTGGTTCCCGATTTGCCGAAGACTTCCATCGCCAACGCTGCCTTCAGCGTTGGATTCTGAATTTGCGACAGGCGGTCGCCGATTATTTTGAACTGCTGGTCCGGTGATAGTTTGGCCAGATCGTCGACGGTGAGCCCCAGCTTAGCGAGGGCCTCGCGCGCCGTTTCGGAGCCGCTTGCCGCCTCGACAACTTGCTTCTGCATCTTGCGCAGGCCGCCTTCGAGCGTTTCGACATCGGCCCCCGACTGTTCGGCCGCGAAGCCAAGCTCCGACAAGGCCTCGACCGATACGCCCGTCCGCTGGCTCATGTCGACCATGTCGCTTCCCATGTCGGCAAACACCTTGGCGGCTCCGAGCAACGGCGTGACCACGCTCGCTCCCAGTCCCGCCAGCCTGGTGCCGATCGAGGCGATCCCAGCGCCGAAGGCCTGCAGCTTCTTTTCAGCTGACTGCAGTCCTTTCACGAGCCGGCTGTCCTTCGTGTACAGCTCGACGTAGGCTGCGCCGGCGCGAATTCCCTGGGACAACCCCATCGCTTACGATCCTTCCTTGTGGCTCTCGATGAACACCTGCTTGAGCACGCTGATGCCGACTTTCTGAATGGTCACGGGTTTCCTTCGAACGTGCGGGTTGAAGTCGCCGGGCTTGTAAGCCCGCGCCTTCTTGGGATCACGATGGAGGTTGGCAAGCAGGGCCAATACGCTGGACGTGTGCGCCCAGGCCTGTTGGCTCCTGGCCTCGCCCATCGCGATCAGTTCTCTGAGGGTGAAGGGTCCGGGATCGAGTCCGAGGATGCCGGCGAGCTGCCAAACGATGCGATCAATTTGTTGGCCTCGGCCTCCGGATCGATCCGCTCCAACAGCGTCTCGGCGTGCGTCAGCAGCCGCAGGCGCACCTTCCGTCCCGCCTCGATTACTTTTCGCAGGCCCGCCCTCGCGCGGGCATCGGGGAAAAAATCGATCAGCTCCTCCACGAAGGCGTCGGCCGCCAGCATGATGGCATCGCCCGCCAGGCCGCGCCCAAACTCCTCGTCGCTGATCTGCTTGGCATCCGCTTCTTCTTTCACTAGGCAGAACAGCACGTCGGCCAGCTGCACCGGATCGCTCACCAGTTTGGCGAGCGATTGAAAGCCGTCGTCGACGAGCTTGTACAGGTCGATCCCCACGAGGCCGCGCACTCGCTTGATCGCCGCCACGTTGACTTGTACGGTCCAGGTGCGGCCGGCGTTGTCGGTAAACGTCTTCATGATTCCTCCAAGTTGGCTTACGGCACGGTCATCCAAGACGGCGGATTGGCCGAATAGGTCGGCTTGGCCGTGACACTCACCGTGATCGCTTCCTCGAGCGGTTCGTTGCGGCTGAAGCTGGTGATCATGAAACTGGCCCGCAGACCCTGCGAACCGGCGGTCAGAACGTCGCCATCCATCACGGCCATCTCGAGCGCCGTCTTGTTGAGGAACGCGTCGCGGATCGCCGTGAAATCGTCGTCGGCCGAGTCCCAGACCATCTCGAACTCAATCGAGCCGTCCTTGAGCGTTGCCACCGTGGCCCGCCAGCCGTTGTTGCCGCGCGTCGTGACATCCGCTTCTCCCGCTTCCAGGTTGAGCGTGACGTCCTTGACGTTCTTGATCTCGTTCCAGGTCGGGGCGGCGTAGGTGCCCGTGTTCCGAAACAACTTGGCGTCGAGTCCGAGTTTGACTGCCATGAAAGGTCCTCCTTATTACTTGACGGAATTTGCCCACAGGCCGGCGAACTTCGGCAGCTCGCGCTCCATCGCGGGGCCCATGAATGGTCGAGGTGCGTACTTCGCGCGACGTTTGCGCTTGCGGCGACCGCCGACCACGGCGGTGCCTCCCAGTTCGTGTAGCGACGGAACGGTCTGGCGGTTGCTCCCTTCCAGGCGCGAACCATTGAGCTTCAGCGGGCCGACGACCACCGAACGTTGCGCCGGATCGAACACGAACCAGATGTTCTTGAGCGTCGCCACGCGATCCTTCGTATGGACGCTGGGCGGTTCGCCGGGCG